ATGGCCTTCATGGCGAAGATCGTCGTCAAGACCAACGGTAAGATTATTCACCGCGAGAGCAAAACGTTTGACCGCAGGCCGGCAGCCGTAGCATGGGCGGCCAAGCGCGAGAAGGAGCTAAAGCAGCCCGGCGAGATCGAGCGTGCGAAGCGACCACGCGCCACCCTTGCCGATGCCATCGACAAATACACCGAAGACAGCTTGAAAAGGATCGGCAAGACCAAAGCCCAAGTCCTCGACACGATCAAGGGGCACAGCCTCGCGGCCATGGAGTGCGCCGACATTACGAGCGCGGACATCGTGGCGTTCGCCCAGGAGCTCGCCACCGCCCGGAAGCCATCGACCGTCGGCAACTACCTCAGCCACCTGGCATCCGTGTTCTCGATCGCCCGCGCCGCTTGGGGCATGCCCCTCGACCGAGCGGTGATGGAGGACGCGCAGCTCGTGTGCAGGCGGCTCGGCCTGATCGCCAAGTCCGACGAGCGCGACCGCCGCCCGACGCTGGACGAGCTGGACAAGCTGATGCACCACTTCGCCGATCGGCAGCGACGCCGCCCGACATCCGTGCCGATGGTCCACATCGTGGCGTTCGCCATCTTCTCGACGCGCCGGCAGGAGGAAATCATTCGCATCGAATGGCGCGACCTCGACGAGCGGAACAGCCGCATCCTCGTGCGCGACATGAAGAACCCTGGTGAGAAACAGGGCAACCATGTGTGGTGCAACCTGCCGCCCGAGGCCATGCGGATCATCCAGGCTATGCCGAGGATCGCCGATCAGATCTTCCCCTACACCACGGACGCGATCGGCGCGGCGTTCACGCGGGCCTGCCGCCTCCTTGGCATCGAGGATCTGAGGTTCCATGACCTGAGGCACGAGGGGATCAGCCGGCTGTTCGAGCTGGGCGGGGACATCCCGCGCGTCGCGCTCGTCTCCGGGCACCGGTCATGGACGAGCTTGAAACGCTACACGCACATCAAGCAGTCCGGCGACAAGTATGCCGGCTGGAGGTGGCTGCAGCTCGCGACCACCCCGCCCGACATCCGCCTGCACAGGAACGGACAGTTGCCCCGCCGCCGCCGCTCGGAGCGTCAGCTCATTGCCGCCCGGTAGGCTTCGGCGCGGTCCCTGTTCTGCCGCGCTTTGATCACCAGAGCGACGCCGGCAATGGCGAGCAGGACCAGCAGAGCGATCAGCAGCCAGTTCGGTTCACCCACGGCCACCACACCGCCGCCACCGGCACCGACACCGCCGGCCCCGGTGCTCTGCTGCTTCGACTTCCTGTCCGCCTTGGCCGCTTCCTCTGCGAGCTGCTTGCGTGCCGCAGCCGAAAGGCCCGCGCCCTTGGCGAGCCACATGGCGACAGCCTTGGCCTCGACATCGGCGATACGACGCGACCAGCCGCGGCCGAAGACGCGAAACGTCTTCAGTCCCTGGACGAACGATAGCCGGCGAGCGCAGAGCTTCTGAATGACGGCCTTGCCATCGGCGAGGATCGTCGCCTTTAGCGTCTGAGGCCCGATCACGCCGTCCTGCTTCGTGCCGACAACCCATTGGAGATATCGCGCGCCACGCGACGGTCCCGAGTTGACGCCGAAATCGAAGGTCGCGAGATCGACCCCGTGGGGAAGATCCTCGCCACGCACCGGCAGCCAGTAATCGTCGTGATAAATCTTCCGCAGCATCGCGTCAGAGATGTTGCGCAGATCAGTCTTCGTCGCGTTCGGATAATACTGGCGAAAGCGCCCGATCGTGATGCCTTTCATCGTTGCGCCGCCGGGATCGGCCGGATGATCCGACCAGCCGCCTTCGTGTGCCAGCGTCACAGCCAGGCACGCATCGAAGTTCTTCGCAGCCATTGGTCAATTCCTGCTGTTGTGTAAACCACAACAACCATTGCGCGGCGATAGTTGTCCGAGACGAATGCCCGACGCGGGTATCCTTCCCAATCAGGCCGGGGGAGATTGGGCAAAAATGCTGATGATCGTCCGTGGAGAACGGCGCTGGGCCGCTTAGGGCCAATTCATGACCCCAGCGCAATCACAGAAAACCGGGGATAGGGGGCCGCATCGGAATGAGCCGGAGCGGCCCTCTTACCAATCGTCTGCCGATAACGGCCGGCGGAAGACAACGCGATCCTCTCCAGAGCGACGGTCGCGATGGGCCGACCAGCCGAGCTTCTTCATGATGCGGCCGATGCGGCCGGCATGCCGCCAATCTGCGTCTTTCGCCTGAATGCCGAGTTCCCTGATGATGTCGATCTGCGCAATTTCCTTCCGCCCAACGAGCATCGGCGCGATGAGATCGACCCATACGTCAACGTCTGTGCGCTTCTCCTGCTCAGCGACAACAGCGTCTTGCTCATCCTCTTGCACCCACCACGGCACGCCGGCCTTGAACAGGTGAACGGATTCCGCCCATAGCTGATCGCGATCGGCCTCGATCCCCTCGATGTCGATCTTGCCGACTGTGATCGGCCAGAAGCGGCGAGCGCCCGTTGGATCGCGAAGATAGGCGTTGCCTTCCGGGTTGATCGTCCCAATCATGATGCAACGGCGCGGCGCTTCGATGATCGAACGCCCGTATGGCGGGCGAAAGCGGTCAACCTGTTGGGAAAGAAACTTCTTGACCTCGTTGACTTCAGCCGCGCTGAACTTGTGCATCTCGGCAACTTCCAGGCCGGCGACGCCCTGCATTTCCATCTTCGCATCTTTCGAGCCGATATCGGACAGGTTGTCAGAATAGAATGGATCGTACAGCACACGCACGACCTTCGATTTCTGCGCGCCTTGCGGCCCTTCCAGGATCGGCATGGTGTCCACCTTGCAGCCGGGCTGCAAACCACGCGCGACGCTGGAGACCAACCAACGCACCCCAACAGTGCGGGCATAAGGAGTATCTTCGACGCCCAAGTAATAAGTCAGCCAGGTTTCCAGGCGCGGCGTGCGGTCCCATTTCAGGCCCTCAAGATATTCGCGCCATGGATCGAATGCGTGGCGTTGCGCAACCGCCTCGATGACCGCAACGATTTGCGAGGCTTTGGGCGTCATGCCCTTCATCTCCAGCCACATCACTGCCTCGCTATGGTCGCGATCCTGGATCGGACGCGGCGTCCACGGTTCATCTTTTGGTTCCCAGGGCGGCGGCTTCATCAGCATGACGCGAAGCCTGAACTCGTCGAACGCCAGAACGCCAGCCATATCGCGATGATGCTCAAGGTAGAGCGCCCAATTCCTCGTTAGGTTAGGCTTTAGCTTGGTCCCGTCCTGATTGAAGATGCAGCCCGCTTTCCAGTGGTCATCGGCCTTGACCGTGACGCGCGTTCGAATGTCGGTGACAGTCGCCTGCTCAGGCCGCGCTTGCTGCGTCGTGCGAGCCTCACGAACCGGCCTTGCCGGCAATGGAGTTGGGGCAGGGAGCGGAGCCGGATGCTCTTGGCGCTCATCCACCGGCTTTTCCGGTGGCGTCTCGGGAACCCACGGCTTAGCCGTCGCGCGCATGAACGCGTCGATCTCTTTCTTGCTCCAGCCGTCACGAACGGCATCAGCGCCGTCCCATCCTTTGGGCGGTTTCTTGCCGTCCTGCCAATCTGCGAAAGAGTATGCCATTCATTCGTCTCTGAGCGCTTCGTTGATGCGCTCCAACATTTGGCTGGCCATCACCCGAACCGCCCTGAGCGTCAGACGCGGATCGAGTTCCAGGGACCTCAGATCAGCTTCGCTGTACTCATACGATCTGAAGCGAGCGCCGCAGGCGTTGCACTGCCGGCAGCGCACGATGGAATTTCCGCGCGGCCGGCTGTCCTTGACGCGCAGACGGACCGAGCCGCATTGCGGGCAGCAGATGCCTCGGTCGCTCATTGAGCACCCCCGGCGACATCCATGATGCGCGTCTTGCAGCCGAGCTGCGAGACGATGCCGGCGATCTCGTTGGCCGTGGAAAGCCCAGGCCCGTCAGCATCCGGCCAGATCACGACGTTGCGCCCGGCGAGCGGCGACCAGTCAGTATGCTTGACGCCCTGCGTCCCGCCCGGCCACGAAACGAATTGCCGGAATGTCACCTTGGCGAGCGCATCACGGCATTTCTCGCCTTCGACAACGATGACCTGTGAGTCCCTATCGAGAGCATCGAGACCATAGAGCGGGCGAGGCTTTGGGAACGGGAAACGCGCCCAGCATTCCGTGCCATCGGGCAAACGCACCCACATGACCATGGGCGTTTCCTTGCCGCCGTCCGGCAGCTCACGGCGCAACACGTACCCGAGCAACGACCCGTCCGCGCGCCGATAAGGGAAGATCATCGACGGGGCGAACGATCCCCATTCGCGTTCAGTCCCCGCCCGCTTCGGATTGTAGAGCTTCACCCGTTGCCGAGGCTCGATCTCTTGCGGAGGATCGAGCGGTACAATGCCCGCGTAGACATCGCGGACCTCGACCTTGCGCGGAGCAATGTTCGGCCCCGCCTTGCCCCCGCCGAGAATGCGGATCGCCTCTTTGAGATCGACGCCCTTGATGATTTGCACGAAATCGAGCACGTCGCCGTGCTCGCCACACCCGAAGCAGTGATAGCGCTGGATATTGTCACGGCCCGTGAAGATCGTGAAAGACGGCGTGTCCTCGACGTGGAACGGGCAGAGCGCGACCCACTCGCTGCCGTCCTTCTGGAGCGCAACGCCGAAAGCCGCCGCCGTGTCCGGCAGGGAAATCTCACGTCGAAGGCGTTCCATATCTGAAGACACGCCGGCTCACTCCTGCAAAGTGTTGCGATAATCACAACATCATTTTCGCACTCGGAACTCAAGAGCGCGCGACGGGAACCCTCAGCTTATGCCGAGAATGTTGCTCAGATCATCAGCAGACCGGGCGATGCCAGCCCGGCCGCCGGCAGCGTTCACGGCGTCGATCCAGGCCATTTGCTCGCGCGTCGGCCTGCCTTTCGCCTTGACCTCCACCTGGGTGTAGACGGCGACGATCGAGCCGACCATGCCAGCCGTGATCCGGACGGGGACCCAGCCGCCGAGATCGGACATGCCAGTAAACCCGGCATGGAATGGGCGCGCATTCCGCAAGACGATATCGCCAGGTCCGAGGCGAACGACGCGGGGACCACGCTCGATCTTGCCGACCCATGCTTGCCCGGTGTTCTGCCTGAATAGTCTCGCCCCGAGTTTCGAGGCGAGCTTTTGCAGATTGCGCATGAGATCGGCTTCGGTCACGGCTCTATTCTCAGAACGGTATTTCGTCGTCCAGGCCGTGGTTCACCGAGGCGGGCTGTTGCGTTTTACCTTTGGCGTTGGCGTATGCGTTTCCGCCTTCCTTGGCGCGCCCGCCGTTCCCCGGCCGGCTGGCATTGTCGTTCTGATCGCGATTGCCGCCACCGCCCCTGTCGAGCATCAACAGCTTGGCGTCGAAGCCGGTGAGCACGACCTCAGTCGAGTAACGTTCAACGCCGTCCTTTTCCCATTTGCGCGTTTGCAATTGGCCCTCGACATAGAGCTTCTGGCCTTTGCGAACGTACTGCTCGACAACACCGCAAAGCCCTTCGTTCCAGACCACGCACCGATGCCATTCGGTGCGCTCTTTCTTTTCGCCCGTGCTCCTGTCTTTCCAGGTCTCCGTTGTTGCGAGCGAGAAGTTGGCGACCACGTTGCCGCTGCTCAAGGTCATGACCTCGGGATTGGCCCCAACGTGGCCGATCAGAATGACTTTGTTCAGTGACCCGGCCATCAAACTGCCCCCTCGCGAATGTGCTCGATCGCGCGATCTTGAGATTGCATGCGCCAATCCGGCCAGTCACGAGCCTCATTGAGCGTTTGCTTTTTCGCGATCATGCGGCACGTGATTTCAGCCGCGTCTTCCGTGTCGTACCCATTGGCCATGATCTCACGCGTCATTCCGTCGAGAGCAAGGATGACCAGATCGACCCATTCATCGGCCGAGCCCCCGGCGTCCTCCAATTCCTTCAGCTCCTTGCGGATATGATCGATCAAGCCCTTTGTCCGGGGACCCGGACCAAACGTGCCACGGCTGAAGGCGATCTGTCGCTTGAGATGCGCCACCAGATCAAAGCTCTTCAATTCTCTTCTCCTCCTATGACCAGCCGGTATCCCCGGCGATAGCCGACATTCTCAATTGAGATGCCGGAACCTTTCAGCCTCGCGCGCAAATGACAGAGCGCCACTTTGAATGCGCCATACATGCGCGTCGGCGATGGCCCGCCGTCAGGATCGTCGGCGTACATGGCATCGAAGATCCGTTCGGTGACGACGGGATGCCCCTTGCCCCTCCAGATCGCGGCGAGGATGCGGGCTTGAAGCGGCGTCACCTTGTAATGATCGATGACGATCTCAAGAGATGGCGCATGCACCGGCTGCCGACAGCACGGGCACGCGATCGGATGCGGAACGTGCATGTTCATGTGCTGGCCCTTTCTGCCGCCCTGGCTTGGCGGTACGTCCAGACATGAGCCGCCCATTTCTCAGGGCTTTTGTACCCACGCGCCGTGGCGAGGTTCACCAAGTCCTCCAGCGACTTCGCCATGGCCTGTTCACGCTTGCGCTCGCGGCGGATCGCATCGAGGTCTATTTCCTCGAGTTCACCGTCAACTTCTCCGAGCAGCCGCCCTTGCCCGATCGCCTCGCGCTTCTTGATCGGATACACATGCCCGCATTCAGGGCAGCGCGGAGCGTCGTCATGGGCTGCGAAGCACGACGGGCAGAGCACCACCGAGCTTTCGCGATCCTTCTTCTTGCGACCTTCGAGCGACCATTCGCGCTCTTCGTCGGGAAGGCCGAGGCGGGCGAGATTGCCGACCAGATCGAGCAGGATCGCAGGCTCAGGCTTCTTGCGCAGTCCACGCCCGAGCTGTTGCAGATGTTTCGCCAGCGATTGCGTTGGCGAGTATTGCATCACCGCCTCGATCGTCACGTCGCGATCGACTTGCGCCGCAAGATCGAAGCCCTCGCAGAAGAGCTGGCAATTGACCAGGACATCGATCTGCCGGTCAGCGAAACCGATGAACGCCGCGCGCCGCTCGTCTTGCGGCGTGTTGCCATCGAGCGCAACGGCCATGATGCCCTTTTCGCGGAACTCGGCAGCGAGCTGTTCCGCTCGCGCGACGGATGGCGCGAATGCAATGGTGCGCTTGCCGGCGGCAAACTTCCGCCAGTGACGGACAGCGTTCGCAAGGACCGCCTTGCCCGCCATCAGCTCGTCGATCTCCGAGGTGACGTAATCGCCGTTGCGGATACGCACGCCGGTCAGATCGATGCCGGCAGGAGCGAACGCCCGATAGCGCGACAGGTGCCCGTTCTCGATCAGCCACCGGACAGACGGACCCATGACCATCGTGTCCCACACGTCGCCGAGAGGCTTGCCGTCTAAACGCTCGGGCGATCCGGTCAACCCGATGAGGCGCGCGCCCGTGCCCTTGTAATGGTGCGCAACTTTGGCCCAGCCGTTGGCAGCGCTCAAATGCGCTTCATCGACCATCACGTAATGCGCGGGGATCTTGCCGAGCCGGTTTCTGAGCGTCGCGATCGAGGCGATGAAGACGCGATGATATGGATTGAAGTGATAACCGGACGCGATGTAGCTGAACCGGATGCCGAACTTATCGAACGTCTTCGCCGTCTGCGTAATGAGATCGACGCGATGAACGCAGAAGATCACGCGCTTGCCAGCGTCGGCAATGAGCTTGATGAGCGCTGCCGCGAGGACCGTCTTGCCGAAGCCGGTCGGGGCGAACACGAGCACGGCCGCCGACGATCGCAAAGCGACGCGGAGCTTGGTGCGAACATCTTCCTGATCGGGGCGAAGCGTGATCACCGACCCACCACCAGCCGCCTGATGCGATCCTCGTGTGGAGCCATGCGATAGAGCCGCTTGGCCAGCGCGCTCAGATCGGCAGCCTCGGAGGCATTGAGGATGATGATCGTCTCGTGTGCCGGCGTGCCGTCGCTCATGACGCAGCGTGTTGCGATACTGTCAATGAACTCGGCTTGTTGCTGAATTGACATCGGCGCGCTGCCGGGGCGTAATCTGTCAGTCATGGCTGATGACCGGCGTGATATCGTCCGGAGACAGGTCGACGCCATACTCTTTGGCAACCATGATGATAAGCTCTTGATCTTTCCCGTTAATCAAGCCTTTCGAATCTCGCAAAGCACGGCTAACTTTCGACCGGTGTCGCTTAAGCGCCCGAGCGAAGGCGGACTGCGACATGCCGAATTTGGCATACACCCGTTGCCACGGCGTCTTTTGGTTGGCGGCAGTCAATGCAAATCACCTGATGCGTTTTTCGCAACAGTATGATGTGAATGTCGCACTGGTCAAGCCTCTGGAGGGGAAGGCTTGTGGGAGGATTTGTTTCGGAGGCGGGGGCAAGACTTACGATATGATGCTTGCAGTGTGTTGCGAGACCTGCAACAAGTGCAGGTTAGTCGTGCGATGTGAGTATATCATATGCAGCAAATCAACAGGGATTGGTTCATCCAGAAGCTGGAGGAGAACCGCAAGTCCGTCCGGGCGCTCGCGCGGCACCTGGACCTGGACCCATCGGCAGTGTCGCGAATGCTTGCCGGCAAGAGAAAAATGAAGATGGAGGAGACCACCGCCATTGCGCATTTTCTGAATGCGCCCGTCAGCGAGGTCTTGAGACACGCTGGCGTCTCCATCGATCTCGACGGCCAGCCGACGCGCGTGCTGCTCGCGGCGATCGTCAACGAAAAGGGAGAGGTCGGACGGCTCACGGACCCGCGGCCGCTCCCACAGTCCGTGATCGATCGCGCTCAGGCAGCGATCCACACTCACGGCAACGGCCGGATCATTGCCGCCCAGGTCAGGGCGCTCGACGGCCCGCTAGCTTTTCTCGATGATGCTGTCGTGTTGTTCAAGCCCACGGAGATTGTCGAAAGCACCGCAATAGGCGCGCTGTCGATTTGCCGGAACAATGCTGGCGAACAAGTCATGGCGAAGATCGAGCGAGCCAGAAAAACCGGCGAGGCCCGTGTCGTCACCGTCTCTGGACAGAGGGCCGAGTTCGACCTGCAAACAGCAACACCCGTGCTTGCAATCATTCCGTAGGAAAAGGCCGGTAGCGGCCCTCTTCGCCACCGGCCTTCGCACAGCCCCCGCTGCCGTGAGTTGGTTGCGGCGGGCGGATTTGAACCGCCGATCTCCCGGTTATGAGCCGAGCGGGTTGACCGCTTCCCCACGCCGCTTCTGTTGCGATATCAGCATCGCGTTGGGCGTTTGTCAATGCCCGTTGTGAATTTCTAAAATTCTGCATTCCAGCCCTTGACTGTTGCGATGAGCCGCGCCTAGTGTTGCGATGTTCACAACGCAACATGCATTAGGAGTGCAGTTCATGACACCGTTAGAACCGTTCCTTGCGGACCTGTGCAAGGTCCACAACCTGTCATCCGCAGCCGTGCATTTTTATCCCGGCCTGCATGAGACGCATCGCTATTCGATCACCGTCCATTGGTCTGGGCACTCCAACAGCGACAACCCGTGTGTGGTCGGACATGGGGCAACGCTCCAGGACGCGGCGTCCGATGCGATCCTGATGATGATCGCAGACCGCACCCCGCATGAAACGCCGGCCCTGGAGGCAGCACAATGAGCAAGCCAGCCGTCAACCCCGCGATCAAGCCGGGCATCTATCGCGACATTCCGAACGAGAGCTACCACGCCGGACCCGGCATTTCGAAATCCGGCCTCTGGACAATCCAGACGCAGAGCCCGGCTCACTACAAGTTCGGCGTCCGCGAGGAAAAATCGCATTTCGACTTCGGCGAAGCTTGCCACTTCGCCATTCTCCAGCCCGAGCTTTTCGAGGCCAAGGTGTTTCGCGGCCCCGAGGATCGGCGCGGAAACAAGTGGAAGGATGCCGCCGAGTTTTGCAAGGGCGAAGGCAAGCTGTTGCTGACCGCGCCGGACTACGACGGCGTGCTGACGATCCGCGATGCGGTTCATGCCGACGCCTGGATCAACAGCATCGTCACGGGCGGCAAGCCGGTGATCGAGGCTTCCGGTTACTGGATCGACGAGGAGACGGGCGAGCTTTGCCGCTGCCGGCCCGACCTCTATCGCGAAGACCTCGGCATCCTGCTCGACGTGAAATCAACGGTCAGCGCACACCCTGACGCTTTCGCCCGCAGCGTCACCAACTACGGCTATCACGCGCAGGAGGCGTTCTATTCGGACGGCTGGCGAGCACTGAACCAGAAGGTCGAAGGCTTCGCATTCCTCGCATGGGAAAAGAAGCCGCCTTATGCGTTCGCCGTCTACGAGCTGCCGCCGTCGATCGTCGAAGAAGGCCGCGCCATGATGCGGCAAGCGCTCAACACATATGCCGAGTGCAAGCGCGGGGACAGGTGGCCGGCATACGGCGAAGGCGTTCAAGAGCTGACCTTCAAGCGCTGGGCCTATCGGCTGACTGAAGCTCCGGACGAGCTGGACGGCGAAGCGGCGTGACCGACCTCGCGGAAAACACACGCAAGTTTTGGAGCGCGGCATACTTCTACCGCCGCGCTCCGAAGCCCCGCAGCAACTTGGCCGTCTCGATCTTGCGGCACGTTGCCGAAACTACAACAGGCAAGGTCCAGAGCCGAGCCGAAACGCTTTTGAGGGAGATCAGCGATGGCGCAGACAAACACGCTTCCCGCAAGAACTAACGACCAACCCGTGACGCTTCGTCAGCGTCTCATCCAGATGACGCCGGAGTTCAAGAAAGCACTGCCCGGCCACATTCCCGTCGAGCGCTTCGTTCGCACTGTGCAAACCGCGCTCCAGATGAACCCACAGGTCTCGCGCGCCGCAACCGCAACAGAAGGCGGAATGCACTCGCTGCTCGCAGCCTGCACCAAGGCGGCGACGGACGGCCTCATTCTGGACGGCCGCGAAGCGGCGCTCGTGACCTTCCGGCAGAAGGTGAGCAGGCGCGGCGAGCCGGACAGATGGGAAGATCGCGTTCAGTATCTCCCGATGGTTGCCGGCATCATGAAGATGGCGCGCAACAGCGGGGCCATATCCAGCATCGCCGCGCACGTCGTCTATGAGAACGACAAGTTTGCCTACGTGCTGGGTGATGACGAGCGGATCGAGCACGAGCCGCTGTTGACCGGACCGCGCGGCCAGCCCGTTGCGGTTTACGCAATCGTGCGGCTCAAGGATGGCAGCGTGCAGCGCGAGGTCATGGACAAAGCGGCCATCATGCGCATCGCAGCGCAGTCCAAGAACCCCGATCAATACGACCCGGCGAAGGGCAAGAACTATGGCGAATGGTGGCGCAAGACCGTCATTCGTCGGATCAGCAAGTACCTGCCATCGAGCAGCGACCGCGACGAGTTCATGGATGCCGTCGAGCGCATTGACGACGATTTCGAATGGGACCAGCGGCCGGAAACCGAGATCGCAGAAGCCGTGCGCCAGCGCGCAGCCAAGAAGCGGGGAGGCGCGGCAGCGGTCCTCAAGGATGTGACGCCCACTAAACAACCCGAGCCCCGGCAGATCGAGCGCGAGCCCGGCGACGAGACCTATTACGACCCGGAAACAGGAGAGATCATCGACCACGCCGACGATGATCAGCAGCCAGGAGACGACATCTGATGGTTGCCACGGTGCCAGGGTTTTCGCGCGTCGAAATTCGCACGCGCGACAAGGCGGACCTGATCGCCGCCGCTCCAGAACTCAAGAAGCTGGCCGACGATTTGAAGGTCATCGGCCGGTCGGAAGACCTCACTGACGAGCAGGCAATCATCCTCGCTCATCACAAGATCAAGGCAACCTCGCAAAAACTCAGGAGGACAAGCGATGCAGATTGAAGAAGGAAAGTTCTATTGGGACCGCAGAGGCAAATGCATCGGCCCGATGCGCCGGTCGGGTTGCTCGACCTTCCCTTGGAGTAGCGGGGAACTCACGTATCGCGACGACGGAACTGTTTCGCCATCACGCTATGACCAATCGGAGCTGGACCTGATCGAGGAAGTCCCGTCAGCCGCCCGGCAACCAGAGCCGCCCCAGCCGGACGAGCCGAAGGCGCTGCCCGCGCCCGATCCCGAGCCGCCCGCCATTGTGGGCGATCCGATGTACGGCAGCCTTGCCGGCATTCTTCAGGCTGCCCACGATCAAGCGGCACGCGGCAAGGGGCACGACCGGCACGCCGACGACAAGCCCTTTCTCAATCAGCCGATCATGGAGATCGCCCGCATGCTTGGCGATGCTGGCGGGCATTCCTACCAGATCATGAAGAAGGCCCAGGAGGCCAACCGCATGGTCAAACGCAAGCAGTACGACGCCGCTGTTCAGGAATACCTTGGCGTCATCAATTATGCGGCGGCGGCAATCCTGCTGATCCGCGAGCTTTGACACAGGCCATCAAAGGAGGTTCCAACATGGCAAATCAGACAGGCATAGCGATCGTGATCAAGGCGTTCCTGCCGACCGGCAAGAGCCTCGACGAGCAGTTCAATACACTGTCGCTCGTCAAGGCCGCGCACAAGAGCGGGGATTATACCGAAGTGCTGAAGGCCGCTCAGATCGATGAAGTGAAGGCAGAGCAGAAGACGCGCCGCGTCGGAACCCCTGCCAATGCCGACCCCGAGCCCGAGGAGGAGAGCGAGCCCGCATGCGATCCCGAAAGCAGCCGTATTCTCCATCCAGAGCCGCAGCCCACGCGCAGTGGACGACGAGGCGCTTTGCCATGACAACACTGTTGCGATAATCGCAACATGATGCTACAGAAGAGCGCTGGCGTTTAGACGCTGGCGCTCTTTTGGTTTTAGGGGGACGATCATGACATCACGCGATTACCGGTGCCTGGAATGCGGGCAGCCCATCAGCCGCCGCCGCAGAGGCCAGGAGTTCTGTTGCGCTTCCTGCCGCCAGACGTTCAACAATCGCCGCATGCAGCGCGGGGCGGAACTCTACGATCTGTTCCGAGCGTTGCGCCGCGAGCGCAGCGAGGCGAAGGCGCTCAATCTGTGGACGCAGATTTGCCGGCTTGAATTGGGCTGGCAGCAGGAGGACGCCAAGCAGCGCCCCGGCCGGCGCTCCTACATGCCGCCGAAGAAAGCCCTTGCCAATCTCCTGGACAAGGGCTCCCTCCAGCGCGGCGAGATCATGAGCTACCGGGCCGGCCCCTAGCGACGCGCGGCCAAGGCCCCGAGCAGCCTTGCCGCCACGTCCGTTGCGGCCTTGGCCCCGAAGTAGAAGCCAATCACCACCATGACGATGCCCGAGACCTGGGGGCCAGGATCGGGCGTTATGCCAAGGCCGAGCACGGTATCCCATACGACGATCTTGGCGACATAGATCAGGGCGCACTTGCCGATCAGCTCGCGTGTTGACCACCAGCGATCATGTTGGGCGGCAGTCGTGGCGAGCGCAATCTGCCCCTCGAAGAGCTTGATGATCTGCTCTGCCGCGAGCTTCTTGGCATCCGTGTCGGCAGACAGCTTCGCGTGGTAAGCGCGTTCGAGCGGGCCGATGAGCTTATCCAGCAGGCCACCGGTCAATAGTGTGAAAAGCCAGCTCATGTTGACCACCCGTAATTGCGCGCGAGGAAATACCAGCATTCCGCAGCGACCCCGATAATCATGCCGGCCGCAACCTCGATCACGGCGACGAGATCGGGATCGTTCGAAACGACATCACCCACGTCTGGCGACAGCAAACCTTTCGCGACAAGCAGAGCCGCGGCGTAGCGCAACAGGATGCGGATGATGACACTCGTCATGCGCGGTCTCCTTTCTGAGAAACCGCAACATGCGCCGGCAAGGGTTGCCGGCTAAACTCAGTTGACGCTCAACCCGCCACGAATGATGAACTGCATGATCGCGCCGATAAGCGCGACCGCGACGACCCACACGAATTTGACGAAGTAGCCGCGGAACTGATCGATGTCCGCCTTGAAGCCCACGCGCAATTCGGACACCGCGCTTTCGATGCGGGCCAGGGCCTCGCGCACGTAAGGGCGATCTGCTTCCAGCAAAACGATACGCTCCTTCAAGTCGTTGATCCGTCCATGTAGCTTTTCGAGTTCAGCCCGAGTGGCTTGATCCATGGTCCCCCGCCTCCAGGTTGAGCGCAATGTCGATGAGCGTCACGAGCGAGAGCGGTCGAGTTGTCACCCGCCACGCGAGCGTGTCTTTGGCGACCAGCCAGCCGAACTTCTTTGCGGCCATGAAGTACCACTCGGCTATGGCGAACGCGTCAACCTCGCCGAGCCACAGGCCGGGTGTGTTGGCGATCGTGTAGGAGATGACCGGATCGGCGTAAGTCACCCACTCCTCGTAGCTAGTCCACATGTCATGGAGGATCGGCCACGCGTGAAACCGCAGGTTTGTGACGAACGCCTCGTCACCCGTCAAACTCCCGTGTCCCGTCTGGCTTTGATACGTCCTGAACCGGCCCACGGTATCGTCCCAAAGCGCGATGACGCCGCTCTTTAGCGTAGCCGCCAGCCCTTCAGCCGCCGCCTCGTTCACCGCGTCGCCCACGATGGCGTAAAGGCCCGCGAGCGACTTCGCCCCGCGCCAAGCATCGCAATTATCGGCGATGAACTTGATCGGGTACGGCGTGCCATCCCCCAGCTTATCGCCCTGGAATGTCGATGCGAGGTTCAGGCCCTGGAGCGTATCTGTGATGCACCGGTCAAACACAGTTCCGATGAGTTGCAGTCGGCTCTTGCCAGGGAAGATGCTGGCTGCATCCAGCCAGGTCGCGTCAACGCCAGCTTTGAGCGCCGCCGACGCCAGCATTCCGGCATAGGCGTCGTGGCTGTCTGGATAGTCGAGCGTGGAAAGGTCGCCGAGCACATCGATGATGAACCATTCCCACTCGTTTGGCACGGTCATGCCCATGTATTCCCACGTGACCGTGCCATCGCCGACGAACTCTCCGGCGGTGCTGATGCCAGATACGTCAGGCGGGCTTGCCCCCGTCGTGCCGGCGATGTTGACGAAAAAGATCTTGCCGCCAATGACGACCTTAGTGCCGGCCGCATACGTGGTGCTGGCTTCCCAAGCCCCAACCACAGATGTTTCCAGGCAGGTTTCGACAGCATCCTTGATCTGAGCAGTGGTGAACTGATTTGACAGCACCATTGCCGCAAATGTGAAATACCAGTTCAGGCCACCGGCCCCGGTAGCACGCCAACCACCTGCATACTGCCCAGCAGTGATCCGCAGGCTCTCCAGTGTCAGGCGGTTATGAGCCGCTGCGAAATTGCGGCCGGCAGCCAGGGGAACGGCCGCAGCGAGCGCGCGTTGCGCCGCCAGCTCGGCTTGCTGAGCGCTTTGAGCTGCCGCCGTCGCGGCTTGCTGAGCGCCCATGGTTTGGCCGACCGTGGCCGCATCCTGCGGATCGACGCCATCGGCCAGGTTCGAGAAGCGCAGCCCGCCGGCATCGTATCGATCGCCCACCGCCGTAGTCTTGAACGCGCGATCGACCTTCTCGCTCAACTCCTGATCGCGCATGACAGCCAGATCGAGCGCCGCTTCTATCGTTTCGGCGAAGAACGCACCCTGATTTTCGAGATCGGTTTGCTGGGTAAATGGAACCTTGCGCAGAATGGTGATCTTCTCGCCGAACTTCGGCGCGATGCTCAGAGTGATTTGCCCGCCGCTGGCGTCACCGACACCGGAAACGGTGTAATCCGCGCCGATGACAAGCTCTGACTCGATGCCGGCCGCGTCCGTCTTAATGACGCTCAGGTGGCTTTCGTCAACGATCCGGAAATCGAAGTCGAAGACAGTCGTGACGCTATTGCCGTCATACGGGCCGGAACGGTTTATTTCGCTGGAGATCGTCATAGACAGCTCGCGCGCTGGAGTTCAGCGCGCAAAGCTATTTTCTGACGGTTACTTCCTCGAACGGCCCATCAGGTATTCGACCGGCGACACGTCCTCGCCTTCAGCCTCGCGCCACGCCGCATCGACGATGCGGTTGATCTGCGTCGCCGGCAGGCCCGTTGCGAGACCCGTCGCGTTGATGACCGATTTGACGAGCGCCGCATCGACCTCACCTTGGGCGATCTGAACGAGCGGAGCGCCCAGCTCCTTCGTGATCGCACCATACGCGCCGCCGCCGTCATAGCCCTGCACCGGGCCGGCAACGTCGCGGACGAACGGCATTGTTGCCATGACGCCGAACGCCGTTTCCTTCGCGATGAATTTCAGCCAGCTATCGTTCTCCTCGTCATCCTGGTCGGGCAGGCCGCCGCGGATCGCGGCGAGGATCACCGCCTCAAGCGTGAACAGGAACGCCATATCGAGCGTCCACGACAGCGCCTCTTGCGCCGACTTGAGCGACACGCCCTCTTGCCTGATGGCGCGTGAGGCCCGCGCCGAGCGCTCATAAGCGACATTGAACTTGGCGAACATGTAGGAGCCCAGGGCCGTGAACAGGCGAACAACTTCGTTCTGCCGAGCCGTTCGCGTGACGGAGCCCCGCTCGACCGCCGAGCGATCAGAGAACAGGCCCGAGGCTTGCGCGCGCTTCACGATCGCATCGGCGTGCGCGATTGCTTTCGCCTCGTCCTTGCCGAACTTGCGCAAGCCCTGATGATAGCCGGCAAGCCATGTCGGCACATCGACCAGCGCCCATTGCACTTTCGTCATCATCCAGAACGACAAAGGCCCGATGATATTCGACTTGATATCGCCCCAGCGTGAGGCGACCGGCCCCGTCTTCGGATCGCTGTAGAAGTCATAAATGTCCTTGTTGAACGTCGTCTGACGCGACGCCATGAACGGCGACTTGGCGACGATATCGCTCACCACACCGGGCCGGAACGACGCCATGACCCCGCGAACGAAATCTTTCTTGCCGACGACGACCATGGACTGAGACAGGCCCGTGACCTGGATCGCGACGGTCGAAATGTTGAATGCCAGCTTGGCTGCGGTGAAATTCGATTTGAGTATTCGCGCCGCCCGGCCGGTGAAATCGGCGGAGCGCAGCTCGCCTTCCGCAACGTCCTTGAGCCAGGTTTCGAGCGCATCGAAATCGGCTTGCTTGCCGGCCTCGATAAAGGCCGAGCGGATACGGCCGTCTTGCAGGATGCGCCAGGAGTTCGCCACCGGCTCAGACAACTCGAGGTCATAGATGACTTGGTTGACGTGCCGGTGCAGCACCGACATGTCCAGCTCGACATCACGGCCGGAGGATTGCGCACGTTCCTTGAGATGGCCGTTGCGCGTCTGCGCCTTGCCGAACCGGCCCGCCTGAAGCGATTGCGCGATCTCCTGCGTCTGATCATCGCGCGCGAGCGAGGAGAGCCGGGGATCATATTTCAGCGGGTAGTAGCCGCCCTTGAGCGTCTTGCCCGCAATCTGCACCGGCTGTGCCTCGACCCATTCCGGTTCGACGCCCGTGGTGCGGCGCTCGCGCGCGGCGATGTCCGCGCGGAACGATCCGATGTAATCCCAAACCGATTGCACGAAATCGGCATCGCGCTCGTCAAGCGTGGCGAGGACAGCCGCGACTTGGGCTTCAGTGAGCGAGCCGCGCACCTTGGGATCAGTCAAGCGCTGGAGGTTGCCGGCGTTGCCGGTGTTGAGTGCAACCGCGATCCGCTCCCACTTCGACAGTGAATACCCGAGAGCCGGCATGTACTCGCGCACCGACATGCGGCGACGCTCTTCCTTGGAATAGACGCTGTAGAGCTTTTCGAGGTCGGCGGCCGCCTTCTGCTTTCGCACGATCAGACGGTTCATCGCTTCGTCGATCGGAGCTTTGATGTTGCGATAGGCCGGGCCGAAATCGGCAAAGCCATCGATCTCGCGCAGGATCGTGCCAGCGTTGAGCACCAGGTCAAGAAATTGGCGGCCAGCGTTGCGCAGCGCTTCGCCGCTCGTAGGCACGCGGCCCGGCGGGCGTTTTGGCAGGTTTGCGTCGAAGGCTTCGACGATATCGGCCACGACATCATCGAGCGCGCGCTGCTGTTGCGCATCGATCAGCTTGTCCCACCGCAGCGCTACGTGTTCCAGGTTCTTCAGGCTGTCGATGACGCCGCGCAATTCCTCGACGGGAAGCGTCTTGTAGGGCTTGCGCGCCGCGTCCGCCAGGACCGCTTCGGGGATCGCAAGCTCGTTTTCACGACCGGCCGCCTTCATAGCCTCGACGAAGGCATTGAGCGCGCCGCGCCGCCGTTCGGCCGCGCCGCTTAAACGGCGGAAGTCATAGCGGTCAAGAAGCTCGTCAATTGCGGCCAGGTAATCGACTTGCGCATTCTCGCGCCGCCCGGCTCCAGCGATCTTCTCGCGCGTCGTCTTCTTGCTGAGCTTGGCGACGAACCGTTCCGCCTTGGCGACCTCATCAGCCACCTTGCGCGCTTCCATGTAGAGCGCATGATTGAGCAATTGCCGCCGCTTGGCCTGGATCAGCTTTTCGACGGTCTCGTTATAGTTCTTCGTCGATCGGTTCGCCCGATCGATCTGCCCGGCAACAGCATCAGGCTTGCCATCCTCGCGCAGCACCGCACGCGCTTTTGTAGCGATCCGACGGCGCGCAGCATCCATCCATAGCTTCTCGCGCGCCAGCATCGCGCCGAGCCGTGCAGCTTCCTCGCCAGCCTTGCGTTCGGCCGCGAGGAACCTATTGGCGTTCATGGCGTCGCGAACGCGCATTCTGGCAATGGTGCGCCGCGCCGTCTCGCGAGCGGCCTTGGCCGTCATCACGTCGCCAGTGCCGGCGACCTCCACCACGGCTTTGAGCTCCGCCGCGATCCACTGACCGCGCTTGTCGGTATGAACCGCATCGAGCGCTTCGGCTTCGATCGTGCCGTCATTCAGCACGTCGCCGTGCCGCTCGTTCATGATCCGGTCGGTTTCGGCCTCGATGGCATCGATCCGTTTCGGCGCGCGCTCCAGCGCACGGATCATTTCGTCGCCGCTATCGAAGCCGAACCAGCCGGCAGCGTCGTCAGGATCAAGGCCGCCATCGACGGTGTAAATGGTTTGCTTCCCGCGAGGGAGCGTCTTCAGGACACCTTCACCGTAGCGCTCGACAAGGATTGCCTTCGAGAGCCGCAGGTCGGGCGTATCGTCGAGAGGCGGATCGTCCCCCAGCCAGCGGCGGTTGCCCAGCCATTCGATTGCGCGATAGTAGGGATACGCGTTGACCTCGCGCTCGACTTCCTTGCGGACTTTGGCCCTTTCCTCCTTGTACCACTTGTCACGCTCGCGCTTGATCGGAGCCATGATCTCGCGCAACAGCCGCGCCTTGGCCTCATCTTCAGCCTGGGATCGCAGCTTGAGAAATGCGCTGAACTCCTCCGGAGACAAGCCCATTTCTTCAGCCGTCGCGAACAGCGGCGCGGTGCCGCCGGCTTCGGCCTGTGCCTTGGCGATCTCTTCATCCGTCGCGAGCATGCGATCCATGACCGCACGAATGTCATCCGAGACCGCGACGTTGAGACCGACGAGGCGGCGGTAAACGGAAATCAGCCAAGCGCGGAACTTCTCGAAAGCCGAGCGGAGTTCGGCCGAAGGCGCTTTGCCCTCCATCAGGTACGCTTCGAAGGCCCGCGCCCACTGCTCGTGCATGCCGGTATCGATGGCGATGTCCTTATCGGCGTCGCCAGTCGTGCCGTAGTCGAGGACAGCAATCACGTCGTCTGCTGTGATCTTCACATCAGGCGCAGAGCGCATTGCGTCTTTCGCAACACTATCGGCATTCGAACGCCACCATACCCGGATCGCGGCCAAATCCGCAGTGGCTTGCTCTTCGCCATTCGCGGCAAGATCCTGCATGACGCTCAGGAAATAGTGGCCGCTTTCGTGCAGCATCGTCGAGAGATCGGCCCCTTGGAACAGGCGGATCACCGTATCACCGCGACCGACGCCGCCGGCAGGGAATTGGATGGAGCCGCGCCGCCCCGCTTCCCCCGTGTCCTGCATCATCGGCAGACCTTGGGCGCGTATTCTCGCGAGAACTTCCGGCGTTAGACGGGCCGCCCATACCGTGTAAGCTTTCTCGTTACGCGGCGCGCCCATGGCCTTGGGCAGCTTCACCAACTCGAGTTTCAGGGTGCTGTCGCCAGTCCACCGTCTCAGCTCGCGTTCGAGGCCCGGCTTGAGCTGCCGGTCATAGAAATGGGCAGCGCTCCGGTGAGTGTTGGCCTGGATGCGATCGGTGGTTTCCGACGTTGATATGGCGATCGAGTTCACGTTCCGTTGCGCCGCAAGCAGCAACAGATCGCGGATCATGTTGCGCGTATAGCTTTCATCGAGCGGAGTTTCCGGCGTGAACTTCGCCGGGTCGTCGTATAGCTCGCGCGCTCCGGGCTTGAAAAATTCCTCGTTGTCGCTGCGCAGTTTTTCCAGCTCGTCGAGAGCTTCGATCGCGTCTTTATTGTTGCCGCGCTCGCGGATCAGGTCGCGAAATGACTTGGCGCGTTCCAGCCATGCATCCCTGTCAAGCTCACTGCCCCCGTATAGAGGAACCAGCTCTCTGGCGATTGCGGATTTTTGCTGATAGCTGAGCCCGATGGCGGATGCCGCCGTGCCCACGAGATCGTAGGCTTTGTCGAGCACCTTGTCGCGGCGATCGCGATCGTCTTTGAGCTTCAGGTATTCCGCCGTCGTAATCCGCGGCCGGCGGCCACTGACCGCGCCCTGCATGTAATCAGTCTGGCCCTCTTCGCCGATCAGCATGCGGCCCCAGTTTGGAATGTCTCGGATCGAGCCGCGCCACGACGCCCAGGTGCCTGTATGCACATCCTCCCAATGCGGCGACTCAAAGCTGCCGGGCGGGAACTCTTCACCGCCTTTCAGCTTCTTCGGGAACGCGTTCAACCGCTCGAAGTATATGCCGCGACCGGGGATGCGGGGGCCGCCGAAAGCACGTGTGCCGCCGAGTTCGTAATCGCGCCTGGTCCGCTCCGGATTGAGCCAGGATGTCTTGCGACGGAAATCGAACATGCGCTCCGCAATGGCGCGAGCGAAGTCCTCGCGAGTGGCCGGCTGTCGATTGCCGAACTTCTGCTGTAGCTGGAAATGGTCGATCTCAGCCCGGCTGACACCAGCTTGGGTCAGCCAATCGATAACCGCTTGCCCGCCCTGATTGAAAAGAGCATCCGGAACATCGGCCAGCTTGCGCCCGACCTGAAAGTAAAAGCCGGATCGCATCTTCTCGCCAATTTGGGACGGGTCCAAGGGCTTGCGGCTAGGCCGCGGCTCGTCAGTCCAACCGAACTCCAACAGCTCCACAACGCCGCGGCGGCGCGATTTCAGCAAGTGCTCGATCGCGGACCCACCTTCACGCGCAAAATCCTGAATGTCAGGCGGAACGTTGATGCCCGAGTATATGGAGCTTCGCCCATCGTCTCCCAGATCGGGGCCGCGGCGTCTATCGAACATGTACCGCCACACTTCGTGGCCGCCGTTCAGAGTATCGCGCAATTTCTCTATGGGCGCATCCGGCGCGAAGTAGAGCAATTGCATGGCGATCTGATTGAGGTCGCGATAGGCGGCAACGATGTCCTCCCACGGTGCCTGCCGCACATTCATCGCCCGGATTTCACGCAAGCGCCCGAGCGCGTGTTCCCGATCTTCCTCGTTGAACCGCGGATCGCCCCATTCCTCTCTGAACGGAAGTAGCTGGACAAAGCCGTCTTCATTTACGCGCGGCTGATCTTCGACCGCCTGATCGCGGCCGCTCTGGAACAGAAGCTTGCCCTCACTCGCAGCAAGCCGCGTCCGTACCGCACGCGAGCTGGCGTCCTTGGGATCGTATTCAAAGATCGGCACGCCAGCACGCTTCAGAACGTCCTTGGCAGCCTGGGGCGCGTCATGCGGAACGACTGCCGCCTTGAACTCGCTGAGATCGACCGCGCGTTGAAGCTTCGCCTCGAAATACTCGGTCGGCATGTTCGCGAGCTTGTCGAGAAAGGCAACGGCCTCTTGCAGCAGATCATCCGGCAGATCGTTGAAATACTGATTGAGCGCGCGAGGCCCACGATCGGCAACCTCTTTCAGTTGCTCGCTGAACGTATCGAGCCAGCCAAAGCCGCTGCTGTATTCCGAATACGCGCCGAGCTTCGAGGCGAGCGCAACGAACTCGTCGTTAACCTCATCCTTGAGCGCCTGCATGGCGTCGGCAGGGATCAGCCGGCCACGCGCCCGCTGAATTGCCGACACGCTCTTGAACTGATTGGCGACCTTCGAGCGGATCGAGCCGACGCCATAGTTGAAGCCTTCGCCGTCGCGCAGCTTCTTGCGCAGCACCTTGACCACATTGTCGAGCGTATGCGGCAGGTATCGCCAATTGCCCGACGCCGTTTCCGTCATGATCGTTTCGCCGGCAATGACGGAGCCGAACTGTTCTTCGACCCAGGCCGAGAACTCGTCGGCATGAGGCTTCACCGCATCGCGGATCGCCGTGCGCGCGGCGTAGCGATCGACGCCGGGCTCGCGGGCAACTCTGATCTCCTGCCGGATATCGTCGATGACAGAGCGGCGGATTTCGCCATTGCGATAGTATTGATCGCGCCATTCCTCGACGGGGATATCCGGGGCAGCGTCACGAAGCTTCTGGATTTCCAGGCTGATCGCTTTTTCGACCAGCGCCCTCGTTTCCGGGTCGTTATTGACGGCGTAGCTGTCAATGAATTTGTCGGCCAGCTCCGGAACCATTTTGAGATAATCGGTTCTGGCCGTCTGCTGCGGCAGCTCGATATCGCGACCAGTGTCGCGCAAGAATTGAAGCTGAACGGCAGAGCTATCGCGGAATGCCTCAAGGCCCTTGCGCTCGACTTCGCCACTGTCGAGTTCCCCGGACAGCACATGGCCCAGCTCTGCGGAAACCTTGCCGAGCCGCTTCCAAACCTTGTTCATCGCCGCCTTGGCGATCTTGTAACGGACGGTCGGATAGCGCGGCGAGTACACGTCCGCATCGAAGACCTTCGACGTCCGATCCTTGCGCGGGTCGATCAGGTCAGGCCCGCCAAGCAATGTGATCTCTCCGAAGTTGTCGAGAGGGTGATCAACGTTCGAGATCGCCAGCGATGGCACGGCAAGGCCGCGCATCTTGTCGGCATGCAGGAGGTTCGCCGCGGTAAGATTGTGCTGAACGATCAGGTTCCGTTCATCACCGCTCTGATCGTAGGAACGCCCCACCGGCTGATACCCAGCCCTCAAGCCCTCATCAATGGCGTCGGCAAGGCTGGAATGCTCGGTATGCCCGACCGGGCCATCATCATCGAACCGCGTCAACCGGAAGCCGCCAGGACTGGACATGTCCGGGCCGGCAAGCGCTGAGCGACCGTCCGCGTGTTTCAACCGGACAGCCTTCCCGTCAGCCGCAAGCTCGGCTGCGAGCGCTTTCCTTTGACGCGACCCTTCCAAAATCCCGCGCATCCAATCCGGCATTCCGGCCCGGCCTGCGTTGGGATCGCCCTGGTCCGCGGAAAGAGCCTTGAACGCATCGCCGCGGTCCCGCGAGCGAACAATGATCACCTTGTCTGAGGTAACGTCCGCGGTCCACCAGGGCGCATCCGGCTCTTCTCCGGAGCGGCGCAACTTATCGCGCGCTTGCACGTTGCGCGCCTCGACCTCTCCCGCCAGGCGGCGGTAGTATTCGAACCGCGCGGCTTTGACCATTTCTTGTTTTTCTTGGGCGACCCGATCGGCAATCCATTTGAGGCGATCCTTGTCGCCGGCCTCATAGGCCGCTTCCGCTGCTTCCCCGAGCTGCCGGATGCTGGCCTTGAGTTCAGCGACGCGTTCGCCCTCATAGAGTTCGCCCATGCTCGGGTTGCCGCCGGTCGCGAAGTCCTCCACTGTCTGGATCGCGTGGGCCACTTCATGCAGCAAAACCGACAGGGCTTCTTCAGGCGTTCTGCCCCGAGCTTCGATGACCCTGTTCTCTCCGTCGTGCGCTCCGAGAAGCTCGGCATCCGGATCGATCTTGACGGACGTGCGGTAGGAGGCGAGCTGCGGATAAGCCGCGAACAGCTTCGGGTGATCCAGCACCGAGCTAAGCGGCACATACTTGGGCGCGAGCTTCCTGATGATCCGATCGAGCATGCCCATCTTGAGCTTGGCGTCGGCATCGCTGATCTCAAAGCGCCAGAGGCCGTCAGGCCCCTTGAAAAAACCCGTGGCGCCGTAGATGTCGCCGGGCAATTCGCCATCGGCTTCCATGGCTTGCGCGCGCTCCAGCGCGCTGCTGTCGAGCGTCCGGGCGCGCACCCCAGCGAACTGCCCATAGTGCCGGGCTTCCCGGTCCGCCTGGATGGCCGCCTTGATCGTCGCGTCATCGTCGTAAAGAGAGACGCCGAGGCTCGCCAGATATTCCTCGATCTGATCGAGCGCTTCGTTCTCGGCAATCGCTGGGTCAACCGGAGCATAAGCGGAATACTGAGGCTCGCCGCCCAATTCGCGGTCGATCGCATCCCACAAGGCGCGCGTGATGTCCGGGACCTGATCGCCTCGCTCCAAAGCTGTTTTGTATTGGATCACGATCGGATCGTCTGCCATGTAGCCGTATTCGATCGCCGCGTGGGCCACGCTGTCGGGGCTGTACATATCAGTCTCGCCGACACCAAATATGCCGGCCTGACCCGGCACGAAGCCGGGACGTGCAAGCCGGAGCGTCTTCTTTCCGCGGCCACGCCGGATGGTCTCGGCATCTCGCGCCCGCAGCTCGCCGCCGACATCGTTGATACCGCCTCGATCGTCGATGAACTCGAGCAAGGTCATGCGACTGTCGCGAACCGTCTTTCGGTTCCGAGCTTCGGCGAGCGTTCTATTCAGCTCATCCACATCGCGGAACTGGAAGCCCTGGGGGATCGCGCCTTGCACCTGCGGCAGCGGATAGCGCTGCAAGAACTCCTCGATCGTCAGGTTCGATCGTTCCGCCATCACCCGGTAGAAGGCCGGGTAAAGCATGGCCTCGGTTGTCGCCACCTCGGTCGATCGGCCGGCAGCACGAAGGCGCGAAACCATCGTGTCGTAAATCTCTTGCTCGAATGACCGAAACTCTTCCTCGTGCCGGCGAAGCTCTTCGGCGACCTGCCAAGCCTCCTCCATCGCCTCTTGCGCCCGCGCGTTGAACTCTGCCGCTTCCCGAGCCGTCATCTGATCGGGATCGAACCGCATGTTCTCCATCAGGAAAGCGTCGTGCTCGCTTCCTGCGATCTTCGCGGCATAGGTCGCAGTTGGAATTTGAAGGTCCCCGCCGCCGGCGAGTGCCGCATCGAGATCATCGCGCGTCACGCCGTCGAGTTCTTCGTCTACCAGCGCCCACGGATCGACGCCGATGTCCTGGAAGTAGGTGACGAACTCCTTGGCCGGCACATATACGTGCTCGACCGGGCCGTCCTTGGTCGCGGCCTCGACGAACTCGCGGAACTTGTCAGGCATCCGCTCGCGGAGCTTCGACGAAACCGCTTGTCCCGACAGCTCTTGAAACAGGGTGCGCCTGGCCTCGGCATCACGCGCCTTGCGCTGATTATCGACGAACGCGCGACCGCCGACGCCCGCAACCTCGATCGGTGCAGTGACGAACTCGGCAAGGCCCTCGATCAGAACCTCGGCAAGGTTGAACTCCTGTCCGGACGCGATCTGGCCCGCCGCCTCGCCTCCAGCGCCGAGCCCGGCCTGCACAACGGATTGCAGCGCGAGATTGGCGAGCGGAGAATTTGCGAGCTGCTGGCCGGCGATCCCGCCCGAAAGGCCGTCCAAGATGCCGATGATGACACCGCGCGTCATGCCGCGCTGCATCGCATCGCGCCACATCTCTTCGTTCTGGACCGCCTCAAGCGCGCCATCCGGCGTCGAGACATCAAGGCCGTGCTCACGGAAGAACTCGACAGGTGCCGAGCCCGCCTCTCTTGCGCCAGACGACAGCCCGAGGATCGTCGCGCCGACGCCGGGGCTTCGCGTCGCGAGCGTCCCGACCGTCGCCGCCGCGATGGCCGGCGCGCTTTCAACGGCTGTTTCCGTCAGGAATGCAAGGAACCCGGCAGGGTCCTTGGCGACCAGGCCGAAGAATTGAGCGAAGTCTTCGCCTATGCTGCCGGTAGGCTTGAAGGACTGGACGAGAGCCTTGCCGCGTTCGCCGGCAGGCGACATGGGAATGGCCGCGATCCGTTCAGCGATCTCTCCCGCCTGCCGCTGATATTCGGCCGCACGCGCCTCATGCTCTTCCGGCGATCCGCCGACCAGTGCGCTCAGCCTCGACATCAGATAGCGCGAGCCGGCGAACACAGCGTCGCTGATCGGCCCGATGGCCGTATCGATCAGGCCGGAATTGCCGAGCGGTCCCCAATCGAACAAGGGCCGCGAGCGCTCGTCGGCGTAAATTTCCGCAAACGAACGCTCCTGATCACGCCCGCGTTCGCGAGTTCCTGCCGCAAGCCATTGCCGGTAGGACTGAGGGAAGCTCTGGATGCCACGGCTGATGGCATGCTGCCCGGCACCCAGCGTCGTTTCCCACCACGACAGCCCTTCGAGATCGTCGCGAGCAAGCGCAGCGTTCTCGCGATTGCGCAACCATTCGGTCAGGCGCGGCGAGTTCGACAGAATGGTGGTGTTGCGGTGGCGTTCGATCGCCGCCTGAAAGACGTTGCGGTGCTCCTTGACCAGCGGCAGCGGCGGCACAGGGCCGCCCGTGGCCTTGCTGAAGTCGCCGGCAAGGGTAAGATCGCTGGCAACTTCGTCCGGGGACGCATCGGCCGCTTCGAGCACCACTTGCGCAGCCCCTACGTTGCTCTGCTGCTGTCTGGCTTTCCAGGCTTCGTAATCGGCAATCGTTTTCATCAGGGGGCTGTCCTATGAAATCCCAACAGAGCCGGTTCACAGTCGCCGGCCGTTTCCTCTTCAGCGTCGTCGTCTACGGCGTGCTCGCGCCGCTGCTCTTTGCAGCGACGGTGGCCGTCACCCTTTGGGGGCTTGGCCAAGCCGGGATCATCAACGTGAACGGTTGAGAGCTAGACCACCGTCAGCGCGCGGCAGCCCCGCCTTGTCTGGCGTGCATGGAGCGAATTTCGTCCTCGCGTGTCGGCAGGTCGCGACCGAGAATGAAATCCTCGTAGCGCTGAACAACCTCGGCTTCGCTCGGCTTGCGGCCGAGTTCCCGTTCGAGATCGATGACGATCCCGCGCCTGAGATCGATCGGAATGTCCGAGTATTGGACATCGACATCGACCGTCGATCCGTCAGCGCGGTCGCCCGCCTCGAATAGCCGCTTGCTGCTATCGGTGCTGTCCCACAGCCAGCCAGGCGTCTTGATGACGATGGGCAGCAGCAGCTTGTTCACCATCGACTGAATGTCGAGCTGCGTTGGCGCTTGCCCCTTGTTCCGCCGTCTAAACGCCTCCATTTCTTCGGCCAGGGCGTTCTGGAACCGGGCGATGCGCTGGGCTGCCGCCTCACGCTCGCTGCCGCGTTTCCCTGTTGTCGTGATGCCCACGGCCTCAAGCTGGCTCTGAGCCTGAGAGAAGGCGGCCGTCAGGTTCAGCCCTTCCTCGCGCGCCTTGCGCTGATCGTTGAGCGCATCGGTTTGCTTGCCCGTGAGTTCCTTGATCGCCTCGATCGAAAGACGGTCGCGGTAATCGTTGAGGTCGATTTCGGCAAATCCGATCGGATCGATGGCAGCATACCGGCGCATGTCGTAGAGCAGCGTTTCGTCGCTTTCGACAGCGCGTCCCTTGCGGACGGTCTCTAGGTAGCCCCAGGCCGCTGATACCGCGGCCATGCCGGCCGCCTGCCGAACCTCCATGGGGACCTGATCGGGCGTTGCACCCTGATCGATGTAGCGCCACAGCTCGGCACGCGCCGCTTTCGCCTCCATTTCGTAGGCTTTGTTCTGCGCCTCGATCGCCGCATAGATGCGTTTGCGCGTTAGATCGCGGACCTTGGGATCAGAAATGCGGTCAAGCCGGGCCTCGATATCGACAGGGGACGGCATGGCCGTGCGCGGAGCGACCATGCTGCCGCGCGGCGCGACCGTTCCTGAACGGGTGCCCACGGGCTCGACATGCCACGGCTCATGGCTCATGGGGAAATAGAGCCCGTATTTCCCAGCATTGCGGTGAACCCACTCCACAACCTCTTTGGGGGCGTGTGCGAGCGATCGACCGTTATAGGCCAGATCGACGGCTTGCCCGTGATTGTGGAATGAGCGACCGGGAGGCGCGACCCATTTCCGCGCGGCCGCTTCGGAGCCGTACTTCTTGACCGCGGCAGCGAACAGCTCCCGTTGCCGATCGGGAGATCGATAGCCCGACAGCACGCCAAGCCCATCGCGGATTTCGGGCGGCGCGTCCTGGATCATCGCGGCCAGATTGGCGGCAAAACTTTCATCCAGCCCGTCGATGTGCGACTTGTCGTGACCCTTGCTGAGCCTTCCCAGCAGGAAGGCGCGCGCGCTTGTCGGATCTGTTGCCCCGACCGATCGAGAGCCGCCTGGTTCGCCCGACGAGTGATGAGGCTTGCGGCCTTCCTTCAGGATCGCATCGGCCTCGCGCTTTGCGTGCTCCTGCGCAATCTCGTTTTCCAGCGCCTTGTTGAGCTCAAACCGATGCGCCCCGGTGAGGCGATCGGCATTGTCCTTCATGTACTTTTCCGCCGCCAGCGGATCGTCTTGCGCAATGCGGAGCGTGATGTTCTTGTGAACGCCTGAGACGAACTCGGCTTCGCGCAGCTTGAGCGTGTCATCATCCCAGCCGTGCATGCGGCCTTGCTCGCGCAGCTCCAGCACGCCGGCAGCGATGTTCTTAGCGACCAGATCGGGCCTGTTGTAGCTCACGAGCGCATCGTTCGCGAAGGTTTCGACCCGCGCGTTAGAGGCATCCTTGAACCAGGTCTTGCGCGCCTGGGCAGTGTGAATGATGGATTGCTGATAGGCCGACTGGAGCCGTGCCTGAGATGCGGAGTGATAGGCCCGCGCGGCCCCACCCGTCAGGCCCTTGCCGAACTCGCGGCGCTTTTCCGCAGCCTCGCGCTCGAATGCAGCACGCCCATCAACGGCATTGCGGCCCTCCAGCGTCATGAAGCCGCCTTCGCCATACATGCGTTCGCGCATCCAATCCGCAAAGGCATTATCGGCCTCTTTGGCGCGCAGGGAGTCTTCAAGCTCTTGCACCTGAGCGAGCGCCGCGCCGACTTCCGAGAGACCGCGCGCCAGACCCTGCATGCCGCGGCCGGCACCAGCGCCGAAGGCTTCGGGCGTCGCGCGCACATCAACGTCCTGCCGGAAGGCAGGGCGAAGCGAAACGTTCGGGTGGTATTCGGGAACGCGCGGCATGCCTTACCTCACGAAATTACGCCGATCGTCGATTGTTTGTATTGCCCATAAGCCTTGCCAGCACCGCCGAGGATCGTGCCGGCAGCTTGCAGATAGCCGCCTGCGGTCGCGCTCCTGGCCTGCATTCGGTGCAGTTGCGCCCCAGCCCGCCTGCTCACCGCATCGACCCGATGGTCATGCGCCTCGCGATAGGCGTTGCTGCGGATCGTGAGCGCGTCGAGTTCGCCGAGCACGGCAGTATCAACGATCACATCGAGCGGCGATCCGAAGGTCAGATCGACACCGCTCGCCGCCATGGCCGCTTTCTGAGCGCCCACAATCTTTGCGACCTCCATGCGCTTGCGCTGCTCTTCTTTCGCCCCGCGCTCGATAGCGTCCTTGGCGCGCCGCTCGGCAAGCCTCGCATTCATGTCTGCGATTTGGGCGTTGTACCTGTCCGCCGCGGCCGTCGCCTGGGTTTGCTGCATCTGTCCGGCCGCGCCCATGATCGTCGATCCGATCGTGAGCGCCATCATCAAGTCACACATCGGGCGTCCTCAGCTCAAACATGCGGAACGCGCGGCCTCGCATCTGGACGGGATCGGAGAGCGTGAACCCGAGCCATCGAAGCCAACGGATCGCAACACGGTTCCGATCATCCACGAAATTTCTCAGCACCGGATAGCGCCGCAACAGTTGATCCCGCCAACTCACCGAATGGCGAAGAAACGCGACGTAGTGTTTTTCGACGGCATCCGTTCCCAGCAGCCAAGGCGCGCCGACGCCGGTCAGAATATTGATGTCACCGACGCCGAACATGACCTCTGGACGACCGTCGACCATGGCGGTCCATGCGGCTGACGACTTGCGCAGCGAATAGGCCAGCGCCTCGAAAGGCGACTTGCCCGACGCGGCCTTGACCTCATCCCGATCCGCCTTGCGCATGCGACGGGCGATGGTCCTGACGTGCGCAGCTCGCGCCGGAACGATTTCGATTTTAGCGGCCAATGGTAACGTCCGGCATGATGGCGAGAATGGTCATGGGCAGAGGATCGAACTGCTTCACCCACATCGAGCCAGACGTGTTCCAATCCCAATGCGGCGTGATGCGAATGTCGCCCGTGTACATCTGGATTGCTTCGCCCCATGCCTCGGTTGAGCGTTGCTTGTACTCGACCAGATGCGGGCTGTTGCGATCTCCGTCCTTTGGTCCGATGAAGATGCCGCGCGTTTTCTCGACGCGCAGTGTTACTTCGCTGACCGACTTCATGCGGCCTTGCACGGTTCCGAGCCCTTCGAGCTGCCCGAGATCGAGATCGAGCGTTTCGAGCGCAGCGATCATGGACAGGCCGATATGGATCTTCGAGGCCGCGTTGGGCAGCGTGACGCCTATGCCGCCGGCCACAGGCCCCACAGTGAGATTGCGCACGACGTTGCCGTCAGCGAGCGCGACCACTTCCTCGCCTTCGAGATGATCCAGCCCGGTTATCGTTGTGGCCGGCGGGCCGTCGTAGGTCAGGCCGCAATCGACGAAGAACGCATCCTCGATCGACTTGAACGAGCGCGTGTGAAGCCGCTCGATATACCGCACTGTCTGCCCTTTGATCGTGCGGCGCACGATGAAATAGGGCACGTCCTCTTTGTTCTCGGCAATGACCGCCACGTCCTCGAAATACGCGCCGGCCCCACTTGCGTGCCGCGTCCAGGCCCAAACCTCGTGCTCTTTGATGTAGGTGAGCGAAACGAGCGATCCGTCATCGAGCACGACCCACGCGATCGAATATGGAGATTGCGCGTAGGCCCACGCCTTGATCTCCTTGCCCTCGAAAAGATGGCGCGCGAGGATCGTCAAATCTTTGCCAACGAACGCGTCGTCAGCGAACTGGTACGACATATCGCGCACCACGCCGCCGCGCTCCTGGGCGAAGAGCACCGTGTTCCCGACAACGATCGGCTGAACGAGCGACGAGCCGCGATATCCCTGCGGCTCAATCTTGATGTCTGACGGTGAGATCGCATCGGAATTGCTGCCGCCGCTGACGACCCACTCGCCACCAGACGTGAGCAGCATCAGCCCGCGCAGCGCGAGAGCGGAGCGGATTTCGTTGACCTGCCGGGCTTTGATCCGGAACGTGACCGCATCGCTCGGTTTCGCCGGTTCAGAAACGCCGAAATTTTCATAGTTGGCAGACTGCGAAAGCCACGCCGCCTGCGGATCATTCCGGGTTGAGAAGAAGCCGAGACGTTGTTCGACGAAGGTTGCGCAGCGCGGATAATTGCCGGCCCCGACAAATGGGTTGCGAGCCTGTTGAGGCCCATCAGCCAGATCAGGAGTAATGTTTTCATCGACGAAGGAAGTCGTCTCGGAACGACCGATATATCCATAGACGCCGTTATCTTCGCGATAGATGATGTAAGCCGAAGCGCCAGGAACCGGGTCCCAAGTGATGATGTTTCTGTTCCCTGCGAACTTCATATCGTTATTGACGGAGGCCGAAGCGGAGGGAAGGCTTTCCTCACCAGTTTCTTCAGCGACCGCAGCGACGACGTAGGTGTACACCTTGCCGAACTCCACTGACGCCCGCACGTTTGTCGGCACTGCTGGAGCGCCAGGCTGAGACGAGCTTGGCCACAAATGCGCCGTATCGCCAACAACGTCGCCTGATGGAAATTCGATTTCGTTGCTGAAAACGGTCCCCACAAGGCCAGTAACGCCAGACCCGTTGTGTCGATAGACGTTGTATGCGACCGCGCCAGGGACCTTGTTCCATGTCACCCGCATGTAGCGACCGTCGTCATTCTGGTATTGGAATGACACGCCGTTAGAGGTCCCGCTTATAGCGCTTTCGGCGTCAGTCGCGCTGATGCTCGTCACCCTGAAATTATATGTTCCGCGGCTGCCGGAGCGGTATTTGAATGAAGCTGCTACGGCAACATTGGTCGGAGGCTGGATGGAAGGCGTGAATGAAACTGCCCCTATCGTCCAGTCATTATCGGCCAGCCTCGATAGCTTTTGAGGCGGGTGATCAGGATGGCAGATGTACATGACATCGGCCTCCTGAATGAACACCAGCTCGTCGATCTCAGTGTGTGCGAATGGCGTCGCTGCCTCATAGGGGCTGCCGTTCAAGAGGACGAGGCCGCCGTTGCGGTAGACGCGCAGATAGTGATCCCCGAGTTCCAGGATATAGGATTGCTCGGTATTGAACTGGAAAGGAATGGCGCGCGCATAGTGCGCGCTGTTCTTCACTTGGCCGACGAACTCTAATCCGGCCCGGTTCGACGCGCCGCCGTGCGGGTGAATGAAGAGATTGAGCGCGGTCCGGAGGCCCGTCGAGAACTTCGCAAGATCGACGCGAGCGCCCAGCGCTGGGGACAGCTCGCCGGCAGTGAATGCGGGTTGGTAAGCGCGCAGATCAGCCATCAGCCACGCGCCTCGATCAACTCGCTGTCGTGATCCGATGTCTCGCGAACCTCGTTTGCGTCAGCGATTTCGGCCGCGATTTGCATTTGCATCGCGAGCTGGAAAGCATCGGCCCGGACCTTCGGATCGCGCGTCAGCGGCATGGCGAGGCGCACGGCCAGATGCCAGCCTAGAGCTTCGATGAACAGCGGCGTGAATTTCGTCGGATCGGTCAGGCGGAACGTATAGGTCAGGTAGCAGGGCGACAGGTTGCAGTAGAGCGTCTGGCCCTCGATCTCATAAGGATGGTTCTGCTGCGTATCATCCGCGTGGATCTCGGCACTGCCCGGCGCGCCGCCGATCTCTTGTTCCGATCTGATCCACAGGACCTTCAAACAATCGTTCGGAATGCGATAGGCATACCGCCAGCGGCCCGGCTTATCGTTCGCAACCTCGGCAAGGGATTGCGTCTTGCGCGCCTTGCGCCACGGATACGCTTGCAGCAGCGTGTCTCGGGTGTGCGCGTAAAACTGATTGCACGCGCGCGCTTCCGCGCTCGCTTCTGCAAGATCGTTGATGTTCGTCTTGCCGATGTTCGAGAGCGCCAGGTTGCAGATGTAAACCTCTGAACTCATGCCAGCACCCCGCTGACAGCGCGGACGGGCACGACCTCGCGGTGATTGTAGAGCGTGCGACCGTCCTCGATCAGAACCGCTCCGACGACAGGTTGATCGTTTTGAATGGCAACGTCTGTTGTGAGAACCGCAACACCCCGAACGCGCTTATTACCGACGAACATGACGCCATCCGCAGCCGCAGTGATGCCGATCGCGGGTCGGTTGTTGTAGAGCTTCGTGCCGTCAGCGACGAGGCGCACCCCGAGCACGCGTTGTTCGTTGTAAATCGCGGCCATTCATCCGTTAGGAAACAGGATCGACGCGGCGTCCTTTTCCTTCTCCTTGGGCTTCAGGCCGGCTTCGATGATCTCCAATGACATCGAGCGCGAGCCGTTCTTGCTTTCGCTCATGCTCGAAACGCGGACGGTCGCGAGCATTGCCATTTCCGTTCCGACGCGAACCGTCTCCACTCCCATCGCCTCGATCTGCTTTTCGTCGAGATAGAGCGATGGATAGTATTCGTCGCTTTCAGCGCCGGCCGGCTTGCTGGAAACATCGCCGTATGTCTGTTTGAGGCTGGCGAGCTTCATGGTCAGAAGAGGATCGCGCCGGCCACGAAGCCAATGCCAATGCCGTAAGCAAACGCCGCGGGAGAGGCTTTGACCGTTGCGAGAAACGCTTCCCACCCAGCCTTGATCTCTTGCTTGATCGACATATTCAGCCCCTTAAGCCAAGTGTGAAAATGAGCGGCCGAAACCGCTCATCCGTTTAATCGGCGACCGGCTTCGGCGTGTCAGGATCGGGCGCGACCCAATCCGGCTGCACACCACCAAGCGCGTCCTGAAGGCCGTTGCCGGGCCTCACAGTCTCGGGCTCGGGCGCGTCGCCGAATACCTCGGGCTTCGTCGTCTCGACATAGGCCGAGATGATCTTGTCCGCTTCCGTCGCGTTTGGAACGTTCTGCCCGGTGATCGCCTTGGCGAGCGCCCTGCGTTCGGCCGCCGACTTGTTCTGCCAATCGGCCGGGATCACGACGCCAGCCTTGTCGCCGGCAGGCTCGGAAGGCGGCTTTGGCTTCGATCCGCCGACCGATCTGTCGCCGTCGTGATCGCCCTTGCCGCCGAAGGCATGGGCAGGATCGAGCTTGGCCCACTTCGGCCGGCGCGCCTTGTCCTGCCACAGATCATCGGGAACGAAGAAGCGCGCACCGGGCTCGCGGATTTCGCCGCCGAAGTAGCCCCTTTCTTTCGCGACAACCTTAGCCATTCGTCTGGTTCCCCATGGTGACGCCAGCGGTGATCTTGCCAGCCGTCATCGGGCCGGTAAGCACCGAATAGCTGAGCCGCATGTAGCGCTCATCCACCCCTCGCGGGATGTAATCGAAGTTGACCTGATAGCCTGCCTTGAGGGTCGCCAGATCGAGCGCAGGAGTGACCGCGACCGTCTTCGGCGAGGCGAAGCTGTCGTCGCTGTCCGTTTGCAGGAAGATCGTGAGCGTGGCCGCGCCGGCCGCGTCAAAGTCCTCGACAACCTGGATCAGGAGCGGAATGCCCTTGCCGACATCGCGCACGAGATCAGCGGCTGCGAACATCGCCCGGCCGGTCGCGCCGAGATCGATGGTGTTGTCCGATGGAGCGCCAGCGGTGATAGCTTGAGCATCGGAGAGCAGGAGCGTTTTATCGAAAATCATTGGACTGCCTTTCGTTCGTCCTTCCGGCCATGAGGAGACGGCGGCCCGCCGAAGCGGGCCAGCCAGATCAGGCGGCTACGGGAACAAGAGCCTCCGTGTTGAGCAGTGCGTCGGTTTCGCGGATTGGAATGCCGCGATACGTGAGCACTTCCTTGCCCTCGACGTTTGCCGGCTTGAGCGACGTGTAGTTCTCCCGGCTCGCGGTGAGACCGCGGTCAGTCGATTGAGCATCGAGGACTTCGAGCACGTCGCGGTTCATGTAGATCGCGATCCGGCTCGAAATGCTGTCGCGACGGCGCGACTGGAGCCGGTAGTACGCCTTGCGCATCAGCGCCCACAGATCGACGTTGCCGGCCAGCATATCACTTACGTCGATGTTCGCGATGCGCGCGTTATAGCGCCAATCCTTCACGAACATGCCGATATGCCAGCGGAACAACGTCTCCTTGACGTAGTACGGATTGCCGTTGGCATCGGTAACGCGCTGCTCGCCCTTGTCCTCGATCGCGACACCAGCCTTCGTGCCCTTCGGATAGAGCAGCGAGGTCGCATGATCGCCCCACGTGACGAACCAAATCGAGGTGTTGTCGTTTCCGGAACCGCCGCCGTGGATGACCTGGTTGCCGGCCCCAGCGCCACCGCGCACGTTGTAACGTGCTGCCAAGCCCTTGAACTTTTCGGGCGTCGTGGCCGTGTCGTGGTAGAAGATGCCTGTCGCCATCTCCTGGTTCATCGCCTCCAGATAGGGAGCGCTATCCGTGAGACGCTGCTTGGCCGGATCGGGCGCAAGCGCGAGGAGGCGGGTATCGACCTGCGACGCGGCCTCAAGGAAGCCTGTCGTGTCGTCAACCTGCTGCATCGTCGCCTTGGACTGAGGGATGCCCTGATACAGCCGGCCCCAGGAAACGCTCGGCAATCCAGTGCGGATCATGTGCCGGTGAACGGAGTCCATGTTGCACTGTGTTGCGATCGCATCGTCAAGAATGGGATTTTGACGATTGAGGATTTCAACAACAGTGCCCTCCATCGAGCCCTTATAGGCATCAATGAGGGAGGGATAGGAATTGCCGATTGTCGCCATTGTCACCCGCCTTTCGGAACATCGTTGGGAAAGAGCACGTGAGCGGGATCGACGGGCTTGCCCGCCCCCTCCGCGCCGCCTGTTGGGGGATTGTCCTCTTTGATCATCGCCCCGACTTTCGCCATGAACCGAATAAGCTCCGGATGGTTACCGCCACCAGTCGCATTCAAATATTCTTTGAGCGCTGGCGTCCCGAGCCTATCGACCGCCCGGCGTGAAGCGACGACAGTGGCTTCCCACTTGTCGCCTCCGATCTCTTTGTCGGCCTTCGCATCGTCGGCCCACTTCTGGATCGTGTCGGCCCAATCCGCGGCGCGCTTCATCTCGCGCTCCTGCTGGACCTTGATGAATTTGTCCGCGAGACTTTGCGCCTCGCGCCTCGTGTAGCCTTTCGCTTTCAGATCGGACGAAACTGCATCGAGCAATTCGGCATCCAACTCGACGCCTTCAGGCATCGTCAGCTCGTACTTGCCATCCTCGGGAACGGTATCGAGATCGTCTTTGCCCTTGTCGTCTTTTGCGGTCGGCTTCGTTTTGTCGTGCTCGGCTTTAAGCCGCGCGTTCTCTTCGTCCGACTTGTTCGGATCGGGAACGTATTCTTTCCATTCGCCAGCGCCCTTATCGCCGTCGCCGCCGGCCTGGTCCTTATTGCCCTGATCGCCATCGTTGGGGAACAGCACGTTCTCCGGTGGCTTTGGGTCGCCGCCACCCGCGCCGCCGCCGTCATCAGGCGCGAGCAGGATCATCGCGAGCAGGCTGACACCACCGAGAAACCTATTCCTCATCTTCCTCTTCCTCCTGATGCGACCCGCGTTGCGCTGCCGCTCGATCGATGAGCTTCAGGTCCGCAACAGCCAGCAACAGCTTCGGGTAGAGCCGCGGATCAATCTGATCGAGCATGCCGATCAGCCGCCGTCCCACCGATTGCCGGCCCAACGTGTAGTTGGTCGCGTTGTTGTCGCCCGCGTATGCGTCCTGGTAGATCGCGCACTGTTCCAGCATCCAGAACAGCACGCGCTTGCCGGCTGCCGTCGCGAACACGTCGCGAAATGCCTTCGACAGCTCTTCGCGCTCGATCGT